GACTCTCTTTCTCACAGTAAGGCATCATGCTTTATGTCGTGCAGAAGGAAGTATTACTATAGATACGAGCGTAAGATTGAACCGGACAGGCCGAGTTCAGCAGCTCTAACATTCGGTTCAGCTATTCATCTAGCGTTAGAAGAATACTGGAAGCATAAAGGAGAAAGCGATGACAACTAAGGTTGTAAGCAAAGAGCAAGTGAATAACTTGCTGAGCCAAATCACCACCGAGGTCGATAATAGACCCGAGGCTATGATTGTGTATGGGGTTGANGGGATAGGTAAAACATCCTTCGCTGCCCAAGCACCTGATTGCCTAGTGATTATGACTAGAGGAGAGACAGGTCTAAATACACTCATTAACAATGGAGCGTTAGAACCTAAGAGACATTTCCCCGAGGTCAAAGATTGGAAGTCCTATCTGGATGTACTCTCAGCAATTGAACAGGGAGACTCTGGTGCAAGGGCTTTGATTATAGATTGCATGAATGGGCTAGCAGAACTATGTTCTGAGTACGTATGCCAAACTAAGTTCAATGGTGATTGGGGTACGTCTGGATTCATGAGCTATGGCGCTGGCTACACTGCCACCCTCAAGGAATGGGAGTCTATGATTGTTAGGCTGGATGCTATCCGTGATAAAGGCTTGGCTATAATAGGGATTGCCCATGCTCAAGTTAAGCTGTTCAGTAACCCTGAAGGCAAGGACTATGACAGGTATACGCCTGACATGCACAAGAATGTGTGGGCTTGTACCGCACGATGGGCTGATATTATTTTGTTCATGAACTACCACACGACTGTAACGTCTGAAGGGTTTAAGAACAAAGCTAAAGGTGGGGACATGCGTGTCGCCTACACTCAACGTACAGCATCATGGGATGCTAAGAATAGACATAACATGCCTACCATGTTTAGTCTTGGAAACTCAGCTAAAGAAGGCTGGGCAAATTTTTTAGTGGCAAAGAATAATTAAGGAAAAGGAGATTAAAGATGCCGCAATTAGAAACTGGAGTTTATGAAGGTGAAGTTCTAGGTCACGGTTTAACTGTAACTAAGAAGTCTGGTTATCCACAGGTGTGGATGGAAATCAACGTGTTCGGTCAGATTAATGCTGACGGTTCCAAGTTCGACTTCCCTGCCCCCGTGCGACGTACTGTGTACATGCTACTTACTGAGAAGTCAGCTCAGTGGACTGCAAAGGACTTGGCCGCACTTGGATTCGACGGACAGCCTAGTCAGATAGATGAAGGCGACCCTAATCACATTAGCTTGGTTGGTAAACGTGCCAATTTCTACAACAAGTATGATGGCGAGTGGGAGAGCTGGCGTGTGTCACGCCCTAACTCAGGTGGTAGCACTACTGCACGAGTGAGGATGGATACGCCTGACCTCATGAACCTCAACAACCTCTTTGGTTCACACTTTAATACTGCTGCTACGGGAGAGGCTGACACGGGTGCTGCACCCGATAACTCAGAAGGACATTCCTTCTAATCAGTAATCTCGTTTGTGTGGGGGAGGAGGCATCTTCCCCCGCACTTTTTTAAGGAGCCAATTATGGAACTAGCAGCAGCAGAACAAACATTAAAGCTATTCTCTGGACGTGGTGGCCTTGTAGCAGTTCAGCCTATAGGAGCTAACCCTCGACCAGTAGAGATGCAGTTGGATGCAAGGACGTATCTAACTAAACANGTAAACGAACAGCAAGAGTGCTATGGCGTTTACCTCATGGACGAAAAGAATCAGGTCAAATGCACCTGCGTTGACTTTGATAATCATGACAACNNCCCNAACCCTAAATGGAAGGACGAATCTCTTGCGACATATAAGCACCTACAGAAAATGGGTCTCGACCCTGTGTTTGAAATTAGTAGTAGTGGCAGCGGCGCTCACGTGTGGCTGTTCTTTTCAGAGTCAGTTGATGCGGCAAAAGCCATCCACCTTTGGAAAGGAATCGACAGTAAACTCAATATCGGATATAAGGAAATCTATCCTCGTCAGGAGAAGCTACGTGAGGGAGGAATAGGTAACCAAGTAAGGCTACCATTCTGGAAAAACTCTAAGATTATCGACCCGATTAGTGGTGAGGATGCTACTCTTGATGACGTTGAGACTATAAGCGCAAAAGAATTAGATGACATTGTGCTGGCTTATGGGTATAAAGAGAGTGTAGATGACGGTACTCAAGAGTATAGTCACCTGCCTGAGAGCGTAGCCAAGCTGGTCGCTGTTGTTAACTCCGACACAGCAAGGAGCTGGAAGGGGATTGTCCCTGAATCATTCAGCAACAACAGCCAATCGGATGTGGTGTACGCAATTGCTAGGGACTTAGTTTATAACCGAGTACCTACCCATGACATCATCACTTCCATTAAGGTATGGATGAAAGAGAATGGGTACAAGAAGCCTGATAGTTGGGTTGAGCTTACGGTTGATAATGCCTATAAGCACACCAGTAAGAAGGCTGAAGTGAAGAGGACTGACTTGGAGAGCGAAGAGTCAACCCTCTTCGCCTGTGCAGAGAAGTTTATAACAGGTATGGGTACTGCACACTACTTAGCCAGTGGTGTGGCTCCACTCGACGCATCTATTGATGGGGTTGGGCGGGGCGAGATGGCAATCATAGCGGCAAGGCCGGGTCACGGTAAGTCAGCTATAGCCCTACAGTGGCTTACTTATCAAGCTACTAGAGGGACTCCGGTACTTATGCTGAATGCGGAGATGGGCGAAAAGGAAATTGGTCGCCGTGTAGTCATGAACCTTATGGGGAATGATGAAAGAGGATGGAAGGAACAGCAGGAAGCTATCCTTAATGAAGCTCGTAAGAAAATAGGGAGCCTTCCATTCTACTTCCGCAATATATCCACCATCGAACAAGTAGAGAAGAACATAGCTGCGTATGCGGCTAAGGGGGTGCAGTTAGTAGCTGTCGATTACTTACAGTTGTTACGAACCAACAATAAGAATGGCAGGTATGAAGCTGTGACTGAAATATCTCAACGCATTAAGACTGCTGCACGTGAGTTTGATGTCGGTGTGTTAGCACTGTGTCAGGTATCACGTGAGGTGGAGCGAAGAGAGAATGTACACTTCAATGGTTCAGACTTGCGTGAGTCTGGACAGTTGGAGCAAGATGCTGACCTCATTATGTTTGGCTGGTGGCACGCGCGTAGTGGTTATAACCAAGATAAGAATAAGTACGAGATGCAAATTGCTAAGAGGCGTAATGGCCCTATTCGTACAGCTAAGGTTGCACTACGGTTTGATGCTCCACGCCAACAGTTCCGTTGGTAATGAATAGAATTAAACGTAAGTACAAGTTGGACTCCGAAACGGGCGAACCTGCCTATCTTTCGCACCCATATCCTTCACACGAAGATGTGGTTGTTCTCACTTGCATCACAGAGAGAGAGGCCTCTATCCTTATGAATGAACGCATTCGTAGAGTGTGTCTTGAAATACAGGACAGTTGGACTGAAGAAGAGAGAGCGCGAAGGTGGGTGGGTAAGCCTCGTATCGAATGGGATACTCCAATAGTTGAAGTCATAAATACAAACGGGAAGGAAGATGATGGGTAAGATGTCTAGAGACAAGGGCAAGAGAGGTGAGCGTGAAGCAGCCAAGGCTCTTAAAGATTTAGGGATAACTGCACGAAGAGCGCAACAGTATTGTGGTGTGGCAGGTGATTCAGATTTAATAACAGATATAGATAAACTACACTTTGAGGTGAAACGTGTCGAAAGATTCAACCTATACGGCGCTCTTGAGCAAGCTGACGGAGACAGAAAAGCAGGTCAAGTTCCTGTTGTCCTGCATAGAAAGAATGGGAAGCCATGGGCAGTTATCCACTACCTCAAAGATTGGAATGAAATTGCCGAAGCCTTACCGGTTCGAGAAGGTCGAGATAACACTTGATAACATTGACTACATTAGGAAGATAGGTGAGAACACTTACTCCATAAAGTTTACCGACCAAGAGTTCCCGCAAAGAGTTAATGAAAGTTGGATAGCTCTTGAGTGTTTTAAGTATGAAGGCATTACTAATGCGTGACTTTTTAACTGAGACACCTGCTGTCTTTATACTCTTTGGAGTATCGCTGTGGTTCTTTATGTATCAGCTAAGGAAGTTAAATGAACTCTCTGAATGAAGACATAGTAACGTGCAGCATTTGTAGCATACAGTTTCTTTCATGCAATGAGGGGGTGCATGGATATATAGGTATTATTGAATTCGCTTTTTGCCAAGAGTGTCTTGGTGGCGTACAGGATATGGTGGAGAACAACCATATCTGTCCTGAGTGTGGATACTTTGAGGGGGGAATTGAGGATGTTGATGACCTTTGACGATGACCTAGACTTCGCTCGTTCAGCAGAACATATGATTAGAGATGTGCTTAAGGTATCGGGTTGGCCTGATACAGAGCTTAACGCATCTAAGGATTATGCAGAGCTTAAATCATATGACCTGCACAACTCAAAGTTTACTTGTGAAATCAAACACGACAGAAAATGTGAGTCCACAGGTAACATATTTATAGAAGAGTCTTGTAATGGAATAGAGAGTGGCCTGTGGGGTACGAAGGCAGACTACTGGGTTATTGTCACCAATGAGGGCGCTTGGGTGATTGAGACTCCAAGGCTACGCTTCCTTGTAAAGAGCGACAAAGATAAGGAAGGTACGGTAAGGCAGATGTCCGGTGATGGTGGACGGGTTACTGGTGTCACATTCCCTAAAGAGTGGATGAAGAAACACTGCACGAAGTTTATACGTGAAGACAAATCATTCAGCACTGATAAGGTCTACTCCATCTTTGATAACCAATAGGTAGTTATCCAGTCACATATCAACTTCAGTTCTTCAGGGGTAGCGTTGCTCTTGATAGTGTTAGCACGTTTACATATCACGTGTATGTTGTCCTTGGTGTAACCCTTGCGTGGGTCTATGCGGTCTATTGTAGGACTGGCTGGCCCTCCTCCCCTAAGACCAACTGAAGAGAACATTGGTATCTTGAGGATTGGACAAATCATAGGTATGACTATATCCTCTTTGTTTAAGTCGAAGTAAATGTTCTTCGCTAGTGAACGCCTCTTAGCGTTACGCCATAGCATGTAGTTTGGATTCTCTCTGTTGTAACGTCTATCTCTTTCTGGGTCTCGAATCCGTGATACTGCATTCTTTATTTGCATGTATGAAAGGTCTTCAAACTGAGGCAGGTCAACCAACTCGCTAGGGTAGGCTTCCTCATGAGTATCTAGATATTCTTTCACACGCTCGTTGATAGTTGTCACTTCAAATCCTCTTTCATTGCCCCCGTGTATATGCGTATAGCTTCCTTCTTGCTAGCTGGTGCTAGTACCTCTAAAGCATCAGCAGCATGATGCAAAGCCTGTCCATTCTTATCGCAATCACGAACGCTAGTCTTTAGCTCTTCGATTAACTCACAATGCTTAGTGTAGGAATCTAAGAAGTACGGAGCTATTGCTCGCAAAATCCTCCACAACCCCCACATTAAGAATATTACAAAGGCCGTTGGCAATCCAATACTATTTACTATAGTTATCCAGTCTTGAGTTTCCATAATCATTTTGCACCCAACGGTCAGCGGCAACCTAAGCTACCGCTGACCTACGACGAACTTAATCGTCGGAGGGGGTGCTGCTCCCATCGTAAGGCACTACCTTACACTTAAAGTTAATAAGGTGTAAAAGAAATCTAAAGAAGCGAACACGCACAAAACCCAGTGACTCTAGATGTTCCTGCACAGATACGCAGGTTGCACAGTTACGTGTCCTCACCATCACTCTTGTTCGTGATAGCGGTAGTATGTACCAAGACTTCATTGCTCCACCTTCTCTGGGTTAACGCTACGAATAGAGTCGCCTAGTATCAATGCCACAATAGTCATGACGGCATTGTTGACTGACTCCCTAGATATCCCCTTCTCTTCCAGCCCGAAGTATTCATATGCAAACATGAACAACACGGTAAGTATTCCAGTAAGCACACGCTTACTGTTCTTCAGGCTGTTAATAAAATCACTAACGATGTTCTTAATAGCACCCATTATCCTACTCCTATCATCTTAGACTTAATAAACATATACACAGCCATGCCTACAACAAGCAGTGCTACTAACCATTTTCGCTTATTTGCTTTGGCATTTGCTAGGTCAGCCTTAGCTTGTATGACAGCAGATTTCCCAGCGGTCTTGGCCTCAACTTTACTTGTGCGTGCTTTAACTCGGGCATCTTTTTTGAAGCCGTGAATTTCAGCTTCAGTCGATTCCTCTGAGTTTGTATAGTACCCATGAGAATCCACCTTACCGACCTCCGTTGTAGAATCTTTCCTTCGACTTTTTTTCTTCTTCCGTGAGTTTCGCATTGCTCTTCCTCCCTACATATCCCCTCAATCGACCCATGACATTCTGCACACCATGATTGATGTCCACATGGTCTAGGTCACCCTCGTTCCTTACATAATGTTTCTTCACAAAGTCTGATGAATAAGTGAAGATTTGATTAGCTATGTCTACATCTAACTGGGTTGGATTGGCTGCACTTATCTTTGATATAGCAGCTTCAGTTACAGTTCTTGCTATCTCTCCTGAAGACATTGCAAACTTGGTGTACTCTGGTCTGGTTAGTTTTATCTGACCTTTCCTAGGGTCTTTCCATGCCCTGCTCTTATGTCCACCCAACGCTTCTCGTGGATAACTCTTATCTACACCTGACTTCTTGTTCCAGTTCTCATATAGTTCGTAACCTATAAATCCTTTTCTCTCGCCTCGGTATCGCACCAACGGAACAAGTAGGTTCTTTGTTGTGGCTGAGGCATCCATCTTCTTCTTAACATCACCATCGGCGAATTCATTATCAGCCACCTCTCCATAGGGATTAACGATTGGCTGTGTTTCGTCTAGGCCCATCACCCCTCTTACCATGTCAGGTAAAACTGCTTTGTTAGCAAAGGTTTCTAATGCTGTATCACCTTCACCATGAGCTACGTAGCTACGCCCCTCTCTCAGAGGTTGCTTTATGATATTGGGAACCAACATTGCCGCCTTATCCATAACGTACCCAGTGAAAGTCTTTTTCCCCTCTGCCATGTCTCCTATGTCTTGTACAACACGCAGGTGTGGCTGCGTATATGCCAAGGAGAGTGTTTCTTTTACCGAACTCGCTAAAGCAGACCCAACCCCTTCCTTCTTAAGTCTAAGGTGAGACTCCGTGGCTAGATTAGCCGCAGGGAGATATGGGGATAGCTCATTTACATCCCATGTGTGACCAAATAAAGTGACAGTCCCTCCCTTGGTTGGTGCAGTGTACTGGGACTTACGCTCCCTCCAATTAGTAGGCATTGCACCAGTTATATTGAAGTCCTTGGTTCCAATGTATTCTTCGTCGTCATCATCACCTGAACCAATAAGTGCAGACATAACTAATGAAGACAGGATTAGGTTAGTAAATGCAGCACCCTCGATTCCATTGAACGGATGCTTGCCAGCTTTCCTGTTCTGATTCATTCTGTAAACAAGAGCGCCCGAACCTGTAATAGGAACCCTAGAGATTAACTCTATCAGGATATTCGTAGGGGTCATCTTGAATGGTGTGTTTAATGTTACAACTGCATCAGCCAAGACACTCTTTCCGGATAATTTCCGGCTTACTTCACCGACTTTACCTGCGGCTGTTTTAGTAGGCTTCTCCTCAGTATCCATTGTGAATTGCTCTGTTGTTTGGAACATGGCCTGCTTACTGTGGGTAAGTGCTGCCTTCCATGCTTCAGAGCGTTCATCCATGACAAGTCGCATTATGTATGAGTCAACTTCGTCTTCAGCTAACTTGCCATTCTCAACTGCATTCCTAGCTATACCAGCAGCAACAAACCCAACAACTCTCCTCGCCTCTTCGTTACGAATAAAGTCGTCAGTTGCCATCATCACTCGTGTTGGCAATAGGATGGAATGTTGCAGTGCTAGGATGATGTCGTCTGCACGCAAAGCTAATAGTATCTCGTTTTCAATCTGGGGCCTACTAGGTACAGGTACTGTTCCTCCGTAGTTCTCTAGCTCACGGAAGTTAATCTCTTCCTTGTCGAAACCACGGTGTTTTAAGTCTAAGTGACCAATGCCATCCTTCAGGGTCTTTGCTGCAATCTCAGCACTTAATCCTTTCTCTTTCTTGAACTGCTTGAAGACAGCATGTGCCCCATGCAGCAGCTTACCAACCATACTGTTAGAATCTTGCATCCCCTGAATAAAGGCATACTTGAGACCTGTGTTTATATAGTCAGCTAGCTCTGGATTGTCTTTAAGTATCTCCCTGAACTTACGAATATCTCGGGTGTCAATGCTCTTGTCTATCTTGCCTCCCACCTTCTTTGTTATCTTTCGAGGCAGTTCAAAGAACAGGTTTCTACCTAGCATCTTCTCAAGCCTCATTGCTTTATTGACAATGACTCCACTTGTAGCATTAGTGACAAATGTTCTTGGCCCACTCAAGAGACTGAAGTAAACGTAAGCCTTCGCCCAAGCGTATCCTTTCTGGGACTTGGTAAGATAGAATGCTTTAACTGCATTGAATAGCTTTGCTGATTCAGCAGGGTTTTGGCTCATGCGAGCTATGCCCCTGTCAGATATATCAAACCCTTTAGACTTTAGATACTTGTGCAGTTTAGACCGGCGGTCTGATAAGGTGTCAATTACTTTCTGTACTTTAGCATTATTAGCTTTCTTCCCCTCACCTTTACCAGTTCCTTTTCCTTCAGTCCCTTTACCTGTACCGCTACCACTGCCCTTACCAGTTCCAGTTCCCCCTCCGGTTCCATCTCCTGTGCCAGTACCAGTTCCAGTAGAACTTCCAGTTCCTCCAGTTGCTCGGCTGTCTTGAGTTGTTTCTTCTCCAAGGACACTAACCGAGTCGCTATTTGGTTTAGGGACAGGATTAGCAAATCCACCCTCTTCGTCAATGACAGGTTCGACTGTCTCAATTTCAAGAGCAGCCCCCCCTTCTCTTGGTGTGTCCTTGGACGTATCATATCCCAAGCCTTCCTCAAGAGCTTGCTGGTCTTCATCAGTAACCCCTTCAAGAAGTTTACGAATCCAGTTCTCACGTTTCTCTGCCTCCGTTTGAATAGGGTCACGCCGACTTCTCATAGCGGCACTTAGCTCTGAACCAAAGATTTGCTGTAGTCTGTCGTACCTCTCTCGCCTTACTATGTCTGAAGCATCACCGGTTTCTCTCGCCTTCTTGTACAGAGCGTTAAGGACTGCGGGGATAAGAAATGCGTTGTTTATGGTGAGCTTCTTTCGGCCCTGCATAATATCAACAGCTTCTTGGTAAGCAGCTTCAAGGTCACGCAGGACAGCATTGCGAGCGTTAGTCTTTAATGCTTCATCGTTAACCACGGCTTTATTAACTGCATACTGCACACCGCTAGCTAATTGGTCTGGCCTATCCGGTTGCTCTTCTGACTTGATTGACTGCACATATGGGAGTGGTGGTGAGTAAAGCTGATGTGGCTCCGGGATAAACCCTCTTGATTCCCGGGCCTCTTTCTTTATGCTGTCTTCAAGGAAGCCCTTGTAATCACCATCCATTTCAATGTCTGGCATATCATTTAACATGATGTTGAGACCCAACTCACGTGCAACCTCGGGTACATCATAAAAAGAAACTCTGTCATAAGACTCAAGTTTCTTTAGCATTGCACGGGAATCGTCTTTGCTTATAACAGCACTCTCTAGGAGGTCGTTGATGATAAGCTCTATCTCTTCTGTCTTGTTAGATTCTTTCTGCTTCAATTCGTATTCAAAGTCTGTATACAAATCAAGCTCTTCATCAAAAGCACGTTCACTTAATTCGGTTTCTAAAGCATTGTATTCACTTTCCCAAATTTCTTCTGCTCTCTTTTCAGCCTCTTCATACATCTCAAGCTGGCGAGCATTGAGTCGGTTGGGGCGAATTCTTTTTGAACCAACAGTCTGCTCGTTAACCCTAGATGTAGGTATAAGTATTTGGTCAGTAGAAAATACAACATAGGTTGTCTTAGGTGAATCACCCCTAGTCCTGTAAATGATTCCATCTTTACCTAGGCTTTTGGCGTTCCTAATTAAGGAAGCCATTCTCTCTA